TAATACGACCTATTTTAGGCTTTATAATAGCGTCAAACTCTTTTACGGTCTCACCTAAGCGGTCACGCATGAGTTGAGTCTGTGAGTTATTGGCAGATTCTACGTCATCAGCAATAATAATATCAGCTCGTGAGCCTGTTAGCTGTCCCGTAATCCCCATAGACTTCACTGAGGGGGCGTGTGAAGCCTGTGCTGGGGCAACATCAAAGGATACCTTAGAATGTCTTTGGCTATCCTTAGGTTGTAGATGTTGTAATAACGGCATTTCTGCAATTAGTCTTTGTGTAAATGTACTAAAGTCATCAGCCCTCGTTTTACTAGCTGATACTACCAATATGTTACGCTGAGGGTTCAGCAGTAATTGGTGACATACAAACGCAGAAGTAATCCAAGACTTTCCTACGCCCCTAAAAGCCTCTATTACTATACGTTTCTCTTTAGATTGTAAATAGTCTGCTATATCGTATTGTATAGGTGTTGGCTCAGGTAAATTTAGGTGTTTCCAAGCTAGATACAAGAAGTTCTTAAAGTTATCTATCTTATTCATCTGTGTCGAACGGTAAGTCCTCTAGTATGTTGTTAGCTTTTTCTACGATATCAGGACTTGAGTAAGTCTTACAGATATCTAAGCATACCTTCATCTCACTTGCAGATATTTCATCACCTGATTTGAGCTTCCTATAAGCATGAGCCACCAGTAATACAGGTAACTCTTCTACTATCTTTTCTATTTGTTCATTTTGGTCTGTCATTATTTTTGTCCTTTAACTTCTAATTCTCTTACCTTGAGTTCTAAGTCACGAACCCTTTTTACAGTCTCTAAAACTTGTGATGGTGGTTGAAAGTCATCTATCCAATTATCATTTTCTTCTACTTCTATTAGCAACATTTTGTAGTTGTACTCTAGGAAAGCTAATCTTTCTTCTATACCAAAGTATGCCCACACAGATACAGCTGTAATAGCTATTAATGCTAATAAGTTTTTAACAGGTATGGTTATTAATGATTGGTCGTTTATTTTCATCTACGTACTGCTGCACTCCCGAAGTAAAATCCTGACACAGCAGCTAGAAAGTGTGTATCAGCGTTGGTTATAACTATACCTGAGAGTCCCTGAAAGGTAGTTACCTCTTGTGTATAGCCAAATATCCACCAACCTTCTTGGACTTGCTCTAAGTACATTAGATGTACAGCAATAGATGGGTCTATAAAGACGGCTAGCTTTGGTAAACATATAATAAAGAATACTGCTAATAATGCCATCCAACGACGGGTAACACTTTGGAAGTGTCCACCGTGATTACGTGCGTCCTGTATGGCTGCTCTATCAACCTCAGCACGTTGTATTAAGTGTTTTTGTTGTTCTGCCTTGTCTTTCTGACTAGCTGACCACAGGCTTAATACACCTGTAAGTAAACTACTACCTAACATGGTAATAACTTCAAAAGGTATCATTACTTACTCCAAAAATATCCAAGAACAACAGTAGCTATACCACCTAACCACATAAGAAAACTTACAGCTCCCTTACCTTTGGCTACGTCTTCTTGTAACGACTCTACTTTTGTCTCCAGTCGGTCTAGCTTTTCGGCTAGTTGTTCTAATGTAACTTTCATGGTCTCTCCAAAACGTTTTTAATTAAAAATGCGGGTATATCAAATTCGTACCATTTAATTTTTGTGTTATACCTATTAGGATATTTATGGTGATTGTTATGTAAACAGTCAAACATAGGTAATGGTAAATTAGTTGATTTATCAGGTGTATTAAAATTTCTGTATCCATATTTATGTGTTAATACATTTACAATACTAGTAGCATGAAATGTATACATAACAGGTAATAAAACAAAATAAACAGTAAATTGTGGGCTAATAAAAATTAACGTAGCCATCATAATAAAATACAATTTAAAATAGTTATTATGCGTATATTTATACAGCGGATTTTTTAACATCTTTTTTACTTTAAAAGCATTTAATTTAGAATTATTATATGTATCCCACCAAAACCATGTCTTCCATCCTTCAGACGCTGGGTGTGGGTCTCCTTCTTTATCTGAATGTTTATGGTGTGTAATGTGGTTACTTGCCCACAAGATAGCTGACCCTTGCATTAATAAAATGCTTAGATAATGAACCACTGTTTCTATTTCTATAGAAGTTTTAAAAGAATTGTGAGAACAGTATCTATGATAATAACAACATAAACAAATTAAAGGAAAAACAATAAGACCTAATAACAAAGACCAGCTAAATGGATAATAAATTAAACCAATTATAGCTGTTATTTGAATAACAAATTGAATTGCTAACATTTTATGATGTTGTCTCATTTTAAAAATATCTTTTCTATAAACCATGCGGGTGGGTCTATTTCCCACCATTTATGACCGTGTCTGTAATCTTTTGATATTGTATGATGATAGTTATGCCATCCTTCACCCCAGCTTATAAGAGAAGTTAGGGGACTGTTGACCGCTGTGCAGTCTTTGTTGGGTTTAACCACAATATAACCAAATTGTTTCATGTGTGGTATAACACCAAACGCACCAGCTGCCTGATATACACATGCTGCTGGGAATGAGAACGCAAATATACCTAATAATGGGTCTATTGCGTACAATATAGCTATATAACTAAGTAATAAAGTCCAATAATGCTTAGTTATAAACATATAATCTTTGTCTTTAAGAATATCCTTTACCATTTCTTTAGGAACAGTAATAGGGTCGTACAATGTAAGCCATGCTCTGATATATCCTATTCTTTCAGGGGATTCATTGTCTTGTTTACTACCACTGTACATATGATGGTATCTGTGCATTGCAGTCCACGATAGTGGGCTACCAAATGCTGGTATGATTGTAAGATACTTTAGAATCTTAGCTTTGATAGGAGTTGTTTCAAAACTTCTATGAGCCATAAACCTGTGTATGGCAATGTTTGTGCCAAAGATATTAACAAACGCCCAAGCGAATAAACCATAAACAATATACTCAGGGAAATAATAACACCCCGCTATTGCTACTATATGATTTATTAATGCTAATAATTGTACTAACCTTGCATGTTTCATATCCACCCCAGTTTTTTAATTACCCAAACAAGTGGGTCAAACTTACAATGTTTTAATTTTGGTTCTATATGATGTTGTTTATGAAATGATTCTGAAAATGCTAATGGGTACATATAAGGTACATCTTTTACTTTACCTAGATGACACATAATACCAGTAACTAACATTACCCAAAATGTAGTCATAGCTACTGCTGTTACCCAAATTAAAAACCATTCAATAGGTAGGACTAAGAAAAGTATAACATTGAACACGTAAACCAACGTTGTTTCATATTTAGTTAAATATAATTGCCATTTATTTCTTAGCCTATCTGTAACAAGTTTAATATTAGATTCTTGTTCATGTGTTCTAAATATAATATTAAACCAGTTTTTGTACTTAGGACTATGAGGGTCTCTATCAGTATCAAAATGTTTATGATGATTTCTATGCCATGCACTATAAGATATTGGTGTTCCAATTAATGCAGTCATAGATACTACACTCATTATGTTTTGAAACCATACTGGTGGATTCCATAGATTATGTGTAGCCCATCTGTGTATAAACAAACTCATTACAAACTCTAGTAGAAAATAAAAAAGTATGTATGTGTATAAAAGTTGTAACCAAGATAATGCTACAAAAGAATATAATGCTAGTAAGAAATAAACTCCAAATAATAATGTAAGTGCCACATTAGTATTCCCATGTCATTCTTTTCATAGTTGGTAAGTTACTTGTATAATTTTCAGAGCCTATGTATGTTAAATCTTCTATAGTTAAAGAGCCTAAACAAACTCCATCAGCAGTTCCTTGTGTAAAATAAGTATCTATTTCAGCTCCTTTTACACATTCAAGTGCAAACTTAGTACCACCTATTGATTGAATCCAATCTTTATGTGCTTGATGAAATTCATTTGTATATGTCCATGCTTTACTATTATTTATTTTACCAACCATTACATTTTCCCATGTAAAAATATTGTCTATAAATTTGCCTTGAATCCACATACAAACTACACCATCTTTAGCTACTTCTATATTTTTCATATTATGATAATTTTGATTACACATTAAATTTATTAAAAATTCTTTTTTCTCATCAGCAGTATCTGAATTATTAAAAACTACTGTTCCATTTTCAAAAGAACCAAGACTATCTGTATACAAAGAATCGAATGTAGAACCTGTTGTAAATGTTTTTTCTGTAAATGTATATGCCATTATTTTCCCTATGCGTTTATTGAAAAGTTTATTGTGCCACTACTACCAAATACGTTGCCTGTTTGATTTTGACCACCTACACTTATTGTAAAAAGTTGATTAGCATCATTAGAAAAAGATACACGATAAAAAGTATTTCCATTTACAGTAATAGATGACCAATTACTTTGAGAGGTTGATATTTCAAAGTGCATATGTCCGCCTACAGTTGTACCCTCAGTAACATATAGTGCCTCTACAACACCAGAACCATAACTGTTATTGCCGATACTTCCAATAGTAGTTGTTGTTCCATTAGCATTATCATTAGTTGTACCTACAGTACGACCACTACTGCTTATAAATCCTTTGTTTACTATTCCAGCTTTAAGTGTTTGTAAGCCGATATTTATTGTAGTTGAAAGGGAAATACTATTTGATGTTCCATAAAAATCTGCTGCTAGTTGTATCTCACCACTAGCTGGTGCATTACCTTTACCATAGTATTCAGATAAACTATGAGGTGCAGAGCCACCAAATTCTGTAGCTATTTGACTTAAAGATATTTGACCACTACTTTGTAAAGGCATTTTTTAGCTCCTTAATTTCTTCTTTGAGTTCCTTAATACAGTTAATTAGTAAACCATGAATTGCGTCATACTCTACAGTTTTATATTTCTTACCATCTACAAGTGCTAGTTCTTTTTCTCTTACAGCTTCAGGTAAAACCTTTTCTAATTCTTGTGCAATAATACCAGCAGACTTCTGTCCATTGTGTCTTGTAAATGTATATCCATTTATTTCATCTATTTTATCTAGTGCATTAGGTATCATTTGTATATCTGATTTTAATGCAACATCTGATGTTGTAGTTGAATATGCAACGACATCACCATCTACATGTAAGTCGCCATTATTTTTAAGTCTCATATCTTCATTGCCATCAAGAAAAAATCTAAATGTTGTTGTGCCAAATGAAATATAATCATTCGAATCTCGACCAATATAAGTCATACCATCTCTTAAATCAGGTTCAACACTTATAGTTGTTCCTGATACATCAATCCCACTACCAGCAGTTACACCAGTAATAAAAGATGATACGTCTGGAATTTCAGAATGTTTTGCTAGTCTTGTACCACCAGCTGTTGAGCCATCATGTACTCTTAGAGTATTGTTTGTTGTATCTACAGTAACTTCTCTGGCACTACCAGTGAAGGAACTATGTTCGGTAGCGGTGCCACCTCTGTGTTGTAGTAGTTTTGCCATAAGTTACC